TCATAGGATCCTGTCTACCCATCATAGGATTCATCATAGGTCTTGGTCTAGGCATTTGATCTGGTTGTGTTGGCATAGGTGTTTCATCATCGGGAAATGATTGACTGTATAAACCTTCTGTTTGTTGTGTTACCGGAGGTAAACCTGCGCTACCACCTAGTGATAATTTTTGTTCTTCATCATCTTCGTCATATGTTTTATATTGAGGTAAAGCTCTTAATGCAGCTTGTCTTGGTGTTAAACCTTCAGCTAAACCTATTCTACCACCATCTGCTGCTGTTTGATAGTACGCTGGATTTAAAAATGCATAATCTATTGGATTAATATTTCCTTTGTTTGCTGCTATGTATTCTCTTATACCTCTTGGATCCATACCTGGTCCACGGCTCGCTGTTCTCATATACTCATCTAATGATGGTTCATCGTCTTCATCTCGTTTTGCCATTAAACCTGTTAATGCTGATGCTCCTAGAATACCTATTTTAAATGGATCAAAATTTCCACTATCTTCATCCATAAGTAATTTATCTCTTAAACCACTAAACATTCCATCATAATCTTTTATAGACTTTCCTAAACCACCAAAAGGATTTTTAAATAAATCCATACCTGTTCTACCACGTAAAATGTTTGCACCACCATACATTAATGCTAATTTACCTAATGGTGACTTAGCAACTTTTTTAATACCACGTGTTACTTTTTTAACTAACTTACCTAAAAAATATCCTTGTCTTAAACCTGCTATACCACCACCTGCATAACCTATTCTACCACCGTCTGCTGCACGGATTGCAGCTATTCTTCCTAATTCTTCTTCAGTTAATTTTCTGCCGGGTTGTGCAAAGTTAAATACAAAATCGTCTGTTGTTGGCGTTTGTGTTCCTACACTTCCCATGTCTGGACCACCACCCATCATTGAATATTCAGGTAAAATAGTATTATTACCTCCACGACCACTAAGAGCATTCTGTCCTTGTTCTACATTACCATATGCTCCAACAAGTCCTGATCTTCTATCTTCCATGTATTTTTTAAAATCTTCTTCACCATATCCATAACCATAATTACCTGCAACATTTTTTGCAAAGAAAGCTTTATTTCTATCAAAACCAAATGAACCAAGTGTTTGTTGTAAAATATTTAATAACCCAGATGGAGTTGTTTTTGGTTTATATGTAGAACCTGCTAAATTTAAAGCAGCAGTTCTGTTTGCTTGTCTTATTTGTTCTAGTTTAGAAGAAGTTGATGCAGAAGGTAAAACATCTCCTACGTTAACACCTATATTTCCAACACTAGCTTGTTCTTTAACGTCCATTGGTGTTGCTTTTTTAGATTTAGGTTGAGAGTATTGTGATACACTTGCTTGTTCTCTATTACTAGCAGCTCTTTGACTAGATGAAGGTCCATCACCTCTTTCAGATTTTGATGATGTTGATTTACCTTTATCATCTCTTCCATAAGCTGCACCACCACGATATCCTGGTCTCCCAGGTCCTGGTTTAACTAATTGTCCACTAGCATATCCAGCTCTACCACCCATAGCCATGCCTGACATAGCTTGTTGTCTAAATTCTTCTAAAGACATTGGTTCTAGTCCCATTTCTTCCATTTCAAAAACATATTTTTGATACTCTTCTAGTAACATATAGTCTGCTTCTGCTATTTGTTGTGGTGATTTAGGTCCTTCATTACCTGAATAGGTAATGTTTGACGCGCCTGTATCTAGTGATTCTAATCCTGTTTTCATATAATTTTTTAAGTTAATTTTAAAAGCAGGAATTTAACCTGGGTTTGTAATAATACTTGTTTTTACTAATTAAATCAAGTCTAGGATGTTACTTCTCTAGGCTTAATTTCTAGCGCAGATAAGACTACATGTAGCCTATTTGCGGTTGCTGCTGTTACTTTTAATATTTCACTCTCTTGTAATACAAGAGGAGCTGATAATAGTTCCGTGGTCGCATTAGCAGATATCGATTTAGTCTTAAACAAACTAAATACAGCTGTATCTGTGTCTGTAATAGTCACAGTTATAGTATCTGCGTTACCAGAATCTTCTGATACTAAGATAGATTTAATTACAGCAGTTGTAGCTGATGGCACAGTATACAATGTTGTAGCTGACGTGCTAGTTAAATCTGCTTTTTTATTTACAAATGAATTAGCCAAAGAAATATGCCTCCGCTTCCGCCTCTTCTTTTAAATCTTGTTGAAACGTTGTATTTAATTTTTGTACAATACTATCTATATCTCTAACTAAAGATTGTTGTACTTGTTGATCGTAGTCTTCTAAAGGTTGTGTTAATGATTGTACTATTCTAGCCATTATCTTCTACCATCCGGTTGTATATCTAATCTAAATGTTCCAAGTTTCCAAAACTGACCTGTGCTTGTATTGTCTACTTTTAAAGATATTGATCTAGCTCTTGCACGTGTATCTATTTTGTTTGTACTACTTGTTACTGTAAAAGGCCCTAATGTAGAACTAGCTTGTGATTGATTAGGAAAATCTCTTAAATTTAATGTTATTCTTGTATCGCCTGTTTGTGATAAAAAGTCTGGTAATACTCTTCTAATTTTCATCATAAACTCGCCATCACCTTCTAATCCTTGTTGACCTATATCAAAATCACCAGATTCAATACTTGCTGTAATAGATGTTTCAGCTCCTTCTTTAACTTGGTTTAATCCTTTTTCATGTTCATAGTATATTGAAACACCATCTGTGTTTCCTTGTACATAAGTTGATGAACCAGAAGATCCATTTGTGCTTGTATCATATTCTGATGCATGAGGTTTACCAAATACAGCAGAATCTTGCCAAGCACTTCTTGCTAATGTGCCTGTTGTCCATACAGGTCTTTCTGGTGTTGAATCTAAATAGTTATAACAAACCATTCTATTAACTGTATTTGATCCTGAGTTAGGATAGAACCACATTACTTCACCAAACAAGTTATTTAACCCTGCGTTAATGTGTTGTTTTGGAATTGTATTAATATCATCATAAACAAAATCTTCTACTAAACATGGTAGTGATTCTAGTTTACCAGTATATCTAAAAAAACCATTTTCTGACATCCAATAAGCAGAACCATCAACCTCTACAGCTGCGTTTTTTCCAATCAATCCACAGTTTGTACCAACTTGTTGAAATGAAAAAGTAAATGGAGCGCCAACAAATCTCATAATAAATAAAGATGTATCAGTCCAAACGTAAATTGCATCTCTACCTCTAATAGCTCCTACAATTTTTGATCCATCTGCAAGTCTTTGTGTACCAGCAGTGTTAGTTGCACTAGGTGCATATGATGTTGTTGCATCAATAGATTCTTGGTCCGAGAACCGGATAAACATTTC